TCATTGGTTGCCACCCTGCCGAACAGATTTAAAAGTCAATCCGACAAAAGGTGAAACTGAATTAATGCTCTCCTGACCCACAGCATCGGGCGACTGATCAGAAGAACGGCAAAGGTCGCCAGATTGATTTGGGAAAAAGAATTTGAACTTACACAAAAGCCGTGTAGCTGATTTGTAATCTGGAAAAGCATCAAGAACATGAAGAAGAACATCTTGCTCTTCAGGTGTTGGCGTAATCGTTACGGATTGTGAATTTTGCATAGCTTTGCCTCTATGATTGTTGTAAGTAAATAATTACAATGTAAATTTGTTACAAAAAACATTTAGACATAATGTAAATTAATCACAAAGAACATGTCAAGAAATGACAAATAAAAATGTAAACTAATTTACATTTAAAGGTTTAAATATGGGGAATCTTATGGCGACGCATAAAACAATCAGAGTAAGAGGCACAAGATGGGACGCAATAGAGAAAAAAGCTTGGGAATTTTCTATAAAAGAAAACAAAGTCATTAAACCAACAGATGTTGCAGACGCCCTACTCAGCAAGTTTCTAAACGATCTAACAATAGAAGACGTAGAAAAAGCTAAAGAAACAAGATAAAGCGGAGAAAGTAATATGGGATTACAAGACCGAGACTACATGAAAAGGGATGTGCGACCGGAATCAAAAAGGAAATTGCAACAACCTCGACACGCCCAGAAAAACAGAAAAACAGTGCCCTGGAAGATCATACTCATATCAATAACGCTGCTGGGTGGGCTGTTTTTAATAATGGATAAAGCCCTAAAACCATCAATCCGGATTGAAGAAAAAAGCCTGAAGCCTGCCACGAAGAAAAACAAATTGATCAGCAATAAATCAATCCAAAGCCACGAAAATTACATCGAAAAAGTAAAGTAAAGACCTCGCATAATGCGGCCTATGCAAAAAAGCCCCGGTGGGATTTGATTATCCACCGGGGCTTTTCTACATAAGCCGCGTCACATTATGCGAAGTCTTTACCCAATCTTTTTTCCGTTACTTGCCGGCCACTAAATTAACCTGGTCGGTAACACTTTTACGATCATGAACACGCTTCCTGCAGGCGTTGGTCGCCATCAACTGACGGCCCACGACACGACGGCCGCAACGACACGCACACAACTGGCCATAATCAGACCGATGCTTTACCGCATCGGCCAATGCAACAGCCATTGGATACGGAACACCATTACCAATGGCTTTGGCAAGCTCAGAGCGCGTAAACGCTGGAATGTCAAAACCCACCGGCAAACCTTGAAGTCTGGCAAGATCCACCAGCGGACGCGCATCATTGGCGGTAACGGTAGGCTCTTGGGCTGTAACGCATCGTAACGGTCTATTGATTAAAAGTTGTGTGCCGTCATTACTGCCAAACTGCACATGTCTAAGCCGCCGCTGTGCCATGCCAAAATCAGAAGCCCTTAAATCCAGCCGTTGCCAAGAATACCCATCGATTTTAATATCAGGTACGCCGGGGACATTTTCGGCCAACCACCATGTCGGCCGCGCTTCTTGCACTATGCGCGTGAACTCGGCCAACATATCAACGCCATTACCTGTGGCGGGATCTCGCCGAGCTTTAGAGAAATCCTGACAAGGCGGACCACCTATAACACCATGAAAACGGCCAGCCGGAACGCTAAAACGCCGAATATCGCCGCCGAAAATCAAATCTGGACCGCGAACAACGCAAAAACCAGCATCATCAAAGCCACGATCAAGAAGACCAATTCCCGGAAACAAAGAAAGAACTAACATAAACCGTTACCCCGCAGCGTGTAATTTTATCCAGATAGTAACGGTTACACTGTTACTTTACCAGGGGAATAATTGCCTGGTCGGTAACAGTAAACAAAACGATGTACTTCATCGGCCTTGAAATTTCGCTACGCTCAACAGTTTAAATTTCAGGACACCTGCACGGTGCCCCGATACCTCCACCCGTCTGGTTGAAAAAATCATCATCAATGCAAGGTCATTATAGCGAGGCGTAACCGCGTCAAGCAGATTAGACGAGCTTAAACAAAAAAGGCTTTGCAAAAACCATTTGATTTTTTTGTTGAAGCTCTCGGTATCCAACAAAAAAAAGGCTTTGCAAAAACTGTTTGATTTTTTTTGTCGGAGCCTCCGCGAATCAGCGTGACCCGGTTACTTCTTCTCGCTGTTTTTGCCTCGCATTAACGATTGATTTTATTAATTTTTTTTACGAGGTGGACCATGTACGCAGACAGAGAATCACAAGAATATAAGTTCGGACAAACCTTGGGCGACATGACAAGAGAAGCCGCCGAGGAGTTCGGAGCCGTTAACAACATTGAGGAGCTGGATTCATGCGAGATAGCCGATCTACAAGACTGCATCTATCTGCTATTGAATCAACAATATAAACGGAAACGAGTCAGGAACTTATGTGTTACGCCATTACGAGGCCAATGGGTCAGCGTTTGGGGTAATGTGGATTGGGACTAAATCAGACCATAGACTAAATCAGGCCATGGACGGCTTTTTTACAGCTCCACCGGGCTTAATCAGGATTGAGCATATCCACTTTGACTACGAACACCTTATCCATCGGGCTTAATCGAGATTGCGTTTTTAAAATATTTCAATAATAAGTGTTACTCGCCGGCCGATAAATTAGCCTGGTCGGTAACAATTACGGCTTGTAAAGCTTATCGGTAATCGCATCGGGTTGATGCGCCGGTGACGATTGGGAAACGGCAACCGGTTCCGGTGTCGGTGTCGATTGAACAGGATCATCCGGCAATCGCCACGAAGAAACGATAAAGCTTTTACCGTTGTAAATAAAATCAACACCGTACGGCTTGCGCAGCAGGGTCACGCCCAGGGCATGCAATTCTTTTATTTTATAGGTCTCCACCAGCTGATAATTATCATAAAAATCAATGTTTCCGACAAAGCCGGTGTCCGCAGAATAAGCGGTTGTTGACAGTCTCGGCCGATAGGTTTTTAACAGGTGCTCAATGATGGTATTCGTTTGTGGCGCCACATATTCAACGACAACGGGAGCCGCGGCAGGCGCAGGAACTGAAGCAGCTCCCGGAGCGGCAGCAGGAACAGCAGCCGCGACTGCAGAAGTCGAAGCAGAAGGAGTAGACGAAACGGGATCGACCTTTTTAACGGCAAATCCTCCGGAAAAAAACCGCCATCCCAAAAAAATCAACAAGGCAATGGCCAGTAAGCCGAATTTCAACATTGACGTGTCAGCAGGAGCATGTTTTCTGGCCATGGGTGTATCACCGGGTAAAGTGTCAGGTTTTTGTAATGCGACAATCTTCGTCTGCAGACGATCCACGAAAACCTGTCGTGTTAAATAATTATTGGGAATAAATGAATACGTTGCCCTCATGTCGATAAGGGTGCCGTTTAAAGCCTCTTGACCGTTTAGAAACTTTTGATTGGTATCGTAGCCATCGTAAAAATCTTTACCGGTAAACGTCCAAGTTTCCTCCGGAGGAACAGCAGTGGACAGCCCATAAAATACTGAATAGCGATGAACTTTAGGCATCATGGCATTAAAGCCCATGAGTTTTAAGAAGGGTGCCAGATACGGAATTTTCTGACGATCGGTACGCGAGGCCTGCACCAAGTAGTCACAAAGCGTGGTACGCACTTGAGCATCAATCATTTCATGATCCTGAGCCAGCAAGATCAGATCCCAATGATCTTTCCTCGATAAGAACAACCAGTTCAGCATTTCGAGACGTTTTTTATCGTTCCAGTTGCGTGCATTCAGCCAGGTGCCAAGTTCATCAAGCACTAAAAGCCCGTTTTTATCCTCGAATTTATATTTTGTGTCGTAGGCAGGCGGCAACATTTGCAGATCCTCTAAGCGAGGATGATCGGGCAAACGGTAAGCAATGGACGAATTTCCGGGAGGTAAGAAATTTTCTAAGAATAGATTTAAATTGGTGGCAACCGGCCTGCCCTTTTCCATGTACTCCTTAATTTTTGCTACGGCAGCAAGAGACTTGCCCTCCCCTCGTACGCCTTGAATTATCCAGCCGGGCATGTAATCACCTGAATTAATTAGTGATCACTCGAAGTTGCATAAACGCATCTTCAGACTGGTAGGAAACTGTCAAAATACCCCGTGCAATCATGATCAAAAGCGCGGTACAACGCGAATTCAGCGGGGTATTGGTGATTTTCAATTTGCCGTAAATCGAATTAAGGTGAACTTGAACCGTTTTCAAGCTGATGCCCAGGGTACGCCCGATGTCTTTATCGGAAATACCCTGAGCCAACAAAATAACCACATCCCCTTCGCGCAAGGAAAAAAACGCCAAATTATTCAATTGAGCTTTGATAATCATTTTAAAAAGCCATTTACGAGTTAATTGGATATTGCAGCGCGGAAGCGTGCGTTCAGCAACAGCATGTATTGCTTGGTGACAAATCTCAGTAAGATGGATGAACCAATCGCCAAAATATACAAGTTGGTGTTAGTCGGCATAACCCAGCCCCACACACCGTTGACTATCTCGGGAACAGTTTGGGCAAGACCGTTAACAATCGTTGAATACGCAGACACATAGGCCAGAACCGTAGAAACAATCAAGGCAATAAAAGCCAACGTAATGGCGATTTTAAACGCCGCATGAAGAAAAACCTTGCTGAATATATCAACAAAGAAGTTCATTAAAATACCGAACAGAATAGACATTAAATCGAACTCCTAAAGACCACATAAAAACAGATGAACGCAGTCAACACGGCAAACGCCCAATTGAGGACGGTTCTAAGCGGCTGCAGAGGTACACACGGTGCAATATCAAAATGTTTTGTACCTAAATACGGCACCTGAAAGGTACGGTGAATCTCGTAATAACAATTAGGTTCCGGCAATGTCGGCAGAAACTTGGAAATATCAAAATGAAACGGGTTTTCCATGGGCAAAAAATCAAAATATTTCCAAGTATCCGAGTTCAATGTGGGAGCGACTGGAGGCGGATCAGGATTCGTCGAGGGATCAGGATTTGTCGAAGGATCGGGATTCGTCGAAGGATCAGGATTTGTCGAAGGATCGGGATTTGTCGAAGGATCGGGATTCGTCGAAGGATCAGGATTTGTCGAAGGATCGGGATTCGTCGAAGGGTCAGGGTTCGTCGAAGGATCGGGATTTGTCGAAGGATCAGGGTTCGTCGAAGGATCAGGATTTGTCGAAGGGTCAGGGTTCGTTTGTGGCTGAACATCAGCCGGAACAGGCGCGGGTGACGGCGTTGTATGCGAAACAAAGGGCAACGGGCTGCCTGAATTCGGAATTATGAAAGGATCAAACGAATCAGGCTGAGAGGAATAATTCGATGCTGTATATGTTGTGGGTTGCGTTGCTGGATCACTATCATAAATTCTATAAAAATCAGCATTTATTGCATCATAATTGCTGTCAAGATTTGGGATCTCATACAGATTGAGATGAGGAACCAAGTCTTGAGAAATAGGCAACGGGACTTGGTATTGTTCAATTGCCGACAAAACTTGATTCGGAGACAGCGGGGTCGTACTACCAATCGGGTAAACATTACCGTTATAGGTCTCAAGCGTGCCGTTACTGGATGTAACAAGTTCATTCAGCATATACGCACCACGTCCGGCATTAACAAAACCTGAAACAGATTGTGCGACAGCGCTTTTAGGAATGCCTACAGAATCGCGTGAATATGCCACAACTTGCCCGATTTTTTGTTGCCAATTTGATTGTAAAACATACTGACCGTTAACATCTTTAGTCATCAGCAAATCCCTAATGCCAGCACCTCTTGCTCCTCCACCGGTCATAGTAGCAAACGCAACATCCATGGAATATTTTGTAAAACACGTCATTGGATACGTGATAACTGAGCCATCAGAACAAGTCTTAGTTTCACCAGGAGGTGGGGGAGTTGCGTTCTCACGTGCATTTTGTACGGCTTGATCATAAGCTGTTTGTGGGCATGCTATGGGTGCATAAACCGTTGTACCGTCTGCGCAATCAATAGCAGACTTATCAGAAGGTGGAATACAAAGATGTGTAATCGGACTGTTAATATAGGGAGATTGACAAGTGGGCGGAGTGACACAAGAATTAGTACTGAAATCTAAATACGAAGGCGCATTACATTGCGTTGGAGTTGGCGTTATACAACCGCCGGTTATTGCATCATTAACTTGTGGAGCGGTACAGGTAGGCGCTACACACTGATTGTAAACGACAGACTCAGCGAGCTTGCAGGTGGCCGGAGTAGCATCTATACAGAGACCACTACTATAAGAACCGCCGCCAGGACATGCACCATATTTGTTTTTCAGAACACTAATTGTATAAGGGCCGCACATCATACCATTGAGTTCAAGACCGCCGTAATCAGCACACGCAGCGCCAGGAGTCCTAAACAATCCACGATTGTTAATGTAATAAGCGTCGGACATTTCCGCGGAATAAGAATAAGCGGCAGCGAGTTCGGAAAATAAAAGTAAACAAATAAAAAGGATTTTTTTCATAATGACATCCAAAAAAGCGAGGCAGCATAACCACCCCGCTTAAATTCAAAAATTAAACCGCTTTAGCAGCCGCTTTCTTGAACAGACCCAGCATGATAAATGCCACCGTAACCGCAATAGTCACCGGCCACACTAAATCAACCATGGCTAATGAATCGGTTTGCAATGCGGTAAAGCCAGTGGCCACACCAGCATTTAACGCCGCGTTAGCCGGTGCCATCAAACCCAGAAACATAGCCAGGGCAATGAAGAACAAAGTAATTTTTTTCATGATAAATACTCAAAAAAACTTAAGAAACGTACCCCGCCGCGCGGCGGAATACTCGTAAGAGAATTGCCGAGATCAAACCTGTAGCAAACGCGCTCAGGAAATATCCCACCAATTCGGCCACATCGGATTCCGTCATATAACCCAGAGCCCCGCAATAAAGCCGAGTCCAAACGATACGACTAAAAAGCCAGCCTCAAGCACGTAGACAACGGAATCTAATGTCATGGTTTACCCCGCTTGTTTAAGCTTAGGTTTCTCCCCTGGTTTAGCATCAGAGGATTGAATTTCGGTAACACGTGATACCGCCACCGGTTCAGGCGGACGAATGACGAAAAACTCATCGTCAGTTGCAGCGATGGACAACATAAAACGCCCGTCCATGAGCATTTCCCTAGCCGGTAACGACAGGATGCCGCCCACGTTTTTTTGAATGACCGTGAGCTGTGCCGCATCGCAATTTTTCAGGTTAACCAGGTGGGTACGAGGTTTTAATTCCCTAACACGCGCTCTTAGCCGTGGCTGTCTTGTGGTTGGATCTATATCTTCAGATACTTCAAGAATTTCTACATTTAAAGCCATGATTTTTTCCTTAGGCTACTAGCCTTAATGGGGATTGTGGTGGGTTAGTCGATAAATTCGGGATTTGCGGATGTCGGTACCAGTCCGGGGCCAAGATGTCTTTGACTTCGATAATCTGCGATTCTTTGAGTCGTAACGGGGCGCGGGTAATGTCAAGCTTTTGACTAATGTCGATGCCGATCAACAATAAGCGCCGTTTATGTTCTCTGAATTGGCTTTTTGATTTATCCATGTATTCACCATGCAGCCACATGGAGTACGCCATTTGCGTGGAATTGGCGGATTGTCTACTTTTACAAATTTTCTCTTGCAGCAGTTGGTCGGCAATGGTTTCGTATTTCATGTTAGATACCTCTAGGCGTTTTCTGAGTTCGGTAATAACCTGCAATTCTTCATTAAATTGGCTTTCATTGAATAAGCCCCATGCAAAAAGATCGTGCCGGTGTAAATATTCTCGTTTAAAACTGTGTTCTTCGCGGATGACGCCATTTCTGACGGTAAATTGCAGCAGATCGTCAAAATACTGTAAGTCTTCTTCGGTAGCGTCCTTGCAGAGCTTGCGCTGGTTCCGGAGCAAGTCCGCGGTCTTGGTATAAACCTTGACGTAACGGTAGGTTGAGCCGTTCTTTTGCACGTTGGCGCCGTACCATTCCACGGTATTTTCATCCGGATACAAAAACGGCGGAACGGAACGGCCAATCGACTGGGTGGACAAGGCCTTGTTAAAAGGGCGTTCGTTGCCCAAGCCGACCGCAAGGTTTCGGGTAAAGTCGATGTGCTTGATAATCGCACCGTCAGCGGTCTTGTTAACGTGCTTGCCGTCCGGCCCCTGAAAATAAAGGTACTTGGTGCATTGAGTGAAACGAGGCAAACCCAGACCGTCAAGGATATGGTTATAAACCGCTATGCACTGATCCAGCGTCTTTAAGCCGTACAAGTTGTCGATACGTCCCCAGCGGGATGGATTACCGTAAACCTCAACCTTGGAACCGTCACAACGCACAATCAACGCGCTGGAATAACTGCCTTCGAGTTTCAAGTGAGTCAGCAGTTCGGTAGTTACCCCGGTTTTTAGATCAACCCGGAACAACTTTTCTTTACCGACCTGAGGCAACAGATCAGAACCTAGGTCATGAATCTGGGTAATATTCAACTTGTCAATAAAAAAGTGTTCCATGATCAATTAACCGGCTAAAAAATCACGTCGATTGATGCGTATTTTTGCCGGACGTCCGGCGATAGTTTGGGTGTTACAAGACCCAAACTTTTCGGCGGTTTCTGGGCTTGAGCCATCCGAACCGGAAAAATACAAATTAACCGCTTTTTTTACGTTAACGACCGGCAACGCTTGCCGGTTTTTTTCAATAAAATGATATTCAGGGCTGCCGTCCCACCCTGCAGGCACGCCAGCAGCCCTAACTGATGATGTTCTTTCATCATCACGTTTTTGTTGGCGTTCTATCGCGGCAAAATCGATATAATTTTTATCGTTCGGGTTTGGCTGGAAAAAAGCCCCTAACGGCAAATCTGGAACGTACAACAACGAACAGGTCGAACGAGGCAGTGAATCTATGCGTTGTCGTGCCCAATTAACCCGGGAAGAAAGAGAGTCATCCTTGACAGGAGGTGGTTCGAGGTGGGAACGGTCAGCGGTTAAAAGATTTTGCGCGGCCAGTCGGCGAATGCGATCGGATGAAATCATAACGTACCCCTACATCAAAACGGATGACAATGATCACACCGGCAATCACCGTCTTGGTGATGATCATCGGGCATGAAAAAAACAGGCTCGGAACCAGTGCCATGGCAATTGTCACAATGGGAAATATCGAACGGGTCAATACCGTAACCGTTGCAAGATGAGCATGTTGTCATGGCTTAGGCTCCACAGGTTCGCTGTCTTGCCAAAGGCAATCGTCACAGTGATATGGAGAAAACCAATAACGGCATAAGTAACCAAGGCCAAAAGAAGCAACGAAAACTATGATTAATAACGGATTGAATGCACTAAAAATCTCGTTAATTACGAGTGTGCATTCTTGAATGGTCAGTGTTGAATCAGTCATGATTACCACCCTATTTATGATCAGCGCAAGCCAGACATAAACAATGAATCGTATCAATACATTCGATAGTGCCACCCTGCTGCACATTACCCTGCACTTCCTCGGGTGTTAACCGTGTGCAATCTTTACAGCGCGAATCATCAAACAAATATGAAACTCGTTTTTCACATTGATAGCAAATTGAATCACCCTGCCCCACAGCATCGGGCGACTGAACAGACAAACCAAAGCACTCAGAACAGGCCTGAAATGTTGGCAATAAAATGCCAGTGGTAGAAGAACACTTTGGACAAATTGAATCACCCTGAACCACAGCATCGGGCGACTGTTCAGAGTGAAGGCAAAGGTCGCCAGATTGATTTGGGAAAAGGAATTGAAGCTTTTTATGGAGTGCTTTAAGACCTTCAAGATGATCTAAAACCTGATCTTGATAAAGCGACGTATCAAGATGCTGAAAACTTTCAAGACTGACGAGCAATAATTCTTGCTCTTCAGGTGTTAGCGTAATCGTTACGGATTCATTTTGTTCTGTTTGCATAGCTTTGCCTCTATGTAATAATTTCAATGTAGGTCGACAAATTACAAGAAAATATGTAGCGCGTCAACCTACATGTTGTTTAAAGAATTACATATGCGGATGTAATTTATAAAACTACAATGAAATTATGAAAACAATAGTGAATTACATAGACGAATTAAAAGAAAAATATAAACTAGAAAGCTACTATAAAACAATGGCTTATATTGATATGGAAAGACAAGCATGGTCAAAAATACAGAAAGGACAAGGATTATCAGAAAAAAACGCACTACGCCTGGCACAAGCATTAAAAATAGACCCCATTGAAATAATAGCTGTATCAAATGCGCTAAAAGCAGAAAACAACGAATTAAAATTAATGTGGCTAAAACTAGCCGAAGAAAAAGAAAAAGAACGAACAAAAAAACAGCACTAA